CACCTGCGTTGTAGGTGTGCGTCGCCGTGGTGAACGTGACCGTTCCCGTCGGGTCGATGACAACACCACCGGTTCCAAGAGCCAGACCGGCCCCTGTACCCACGCGGATGGAGTTCGCCCCAGTCCACCGTCGGTGTACGACTCAAGACCAGCGAGGGCAACGGTAGAACTCGCACGGAGTTGTGAATAAGCGATGCCACCGGCCATGGAGGTGTTTTCAGTCTGGAAGTTTCACAGCACGAGAGTTTCTTGTCTGTCTGTCCCAGGGGATAGGACCCCTACCGGGTCAGGTGGTTGGGTAGATGATGCGGTAGTTGTTGCTTGAGGCCGTGATGTCGGTCCCAATCTCCAAGTCGTTTCCGTTGATGCGGTACTGGCTGTCGTTGATGGGCAACGCAGGAGACACGTTGTTCATGTCGAGCAACGAGTTGCGGAACACCATGTAGAGACCCACCAAGGCCGCGTTGGTGTCAGGCGTGTCCGCCAGGGTGACCGAGGACACACCCCCACCGAACGCGAAGTCTGTGTCGTCGTAGAGCTCTTGAGCCACCCCTGCGACGGAGCCTCCACCCGCTGTGACAGTGACGTTGACCTTGCCGCCACCCGCGTCAGTCGCAACAACCGCCGCCCCCGTGAAGTTGAGGACGGTGAACGGGCCGTTCGGAACGGGGGCCCCCTCGTCTTCGACCGCGAACCCACTCGAGCCGATGACGGCAGTGGTGATGTCCTGGAGGCCACCCGTCTCGTACCGGTAGTAGAAATTGCCCTGGGTAGTCCCCGCCGTGCCGTCCCCGATGAACAGGATGCCTTTGCCCAATCCAGGGTCGAGTGGGACGTTCTGGTCGAGGATGAGCCCGGTGGGGTCGATGAGGCCAGGCACTGTGAGCTTGCCTGTGACCGCGTCGTAGATCATCGGGTTGGGAGCACCTGCTCCGATGGTGATCTCCTGGTCAGCCGTGACTCGGAAGGCCACCGTCGATGGCCAGGTGCCATTCGTCTGGGCCTGTCCGTCGAACCCGCCAAGAGCCGTGTCCAGTAGGCCGCCCACCGTGTCGTTCAGGTAGTGGACCTCGGCGTTCGGGCCTGTGGTCGTCGTGGTGAGTTCAATGACCCCACCACCCGAGTCCACCGCCGTGACCTGACCCGTGGCGTTGAACGCTGCGAGCACCGTGGCCAGGATGTCGCCCACCAGGACATCAACCTCGATGGCCCCCATGCTCGTTGCGAAGCGGATGGTCCCCGCCACACCCCCAACAAAGGCTCCGCTCGCCGTGAGGACAGCCGGGGTTGCATCCTGTGGGCGAACGAAGACCACGCTGCCCGCGACTCCTCCACCACCCGCATCCCCTGGGGCCAGGAACACATCACCGCCACTGTTCGGACCCGCTTGGGTGGTTCCCGCCTGGATGTAGATGGACGAGGCCAGAGGTGTCCCAGCCCCGTTGGCGAGACCGTCCCCACCTTGGACGATGAGCCGGCCAATGAGGGTGCCACCCGCCGAGCTCTCGGTCTGGAGTCGGAGGTTGTAGTTGTTGAAGTCCGGTGTCCCCGTGGAGCGGGCCAGGAGCCCAACGGTCGAGCCGAAGGGGGTGTTGCCCGCTGCGATGAAGCGGCCCATCGAGATGAGGGCACCGTTCCCATACGGGTTCGGGTCGATGTCGATCTCGGGAGAGTCGATGGCTCCGAGTTGGACGTTCGAGACCACCTGGAGCTTGCCATCGGTGTCCCCGGCAAGCGGTGGGTCCGTGGGTGTCCCAGAGCCGATGATTTGTACGGCCCCTGCGTCTGCCGTGATGGTCCGCCCGATGCCGCCACCGACACCACCGTCGTAGGCGTCGTCGAGGGTCTGAACAGCAATCGCCAGGGCATGAATCTCGTCGAGGGAACTCTGAACATCCTCGGCGGTGAGCCCCGACACCCCGTTGTCGTAGAAGATGGACTTGGCCTTGACCGTCGCCTCGAACACGTCGGGAGCCGCCGTCAGAACCAACGTGCTGTACTCGACCGCCCCAAGCTTGAGTGTCGAGGTCCCCGAGACCCCGGTGGAGTCGTAGAGGATGCCTCCCTCTTCAATGCGGGTCCACCGGACGAACAGGGCCAGGTCTCCCGTGAGGGCAGCCCCCGAGGTGTGAGCCTGGAGAGGGTAGGTGACCAGCGGAGCTCGGACGTTGCAGTACTCGAGGGTGAAGGACGCCGCGTCGGTCAGGACACCGGTAGAGGCTCCCAAGCCTGTGCCCGTGAACTGGCTGTCGCGAGCAAGGACGAAGGTGTCCTCCTCGGCGATGATGCCTGTCGGCCCGATGACCTGGCAGTGGGTCAGGTTGAGTGTGGTGCCTGTGCCGAGGACGCGGACTGCGGGTTGACCCGTTCCCGCAGCCGGGTTCAGGAGGAACTGGCTGTCGTTGGCCTCTACCGTGCCGGCGGCCACTCGAAGAGCGGGGCCTTGGGACGCATCGGTGCCCTGGTTGGTGAGGGAGCACCGGAAGATGTGGAGTTCGCCATCGCCCGTCTTGTTCACGACGGCGAGGGAGCCGTTGCTCACGTTCTCGAGAGTGAGGTTCGCCAACATCACCCGGTCGCCTGCGTTGGCAAGGTTCGCCGTGTGGGCCGTTGTGTCGTTCCGAATGCGAACGACACGGTTGTCGTCATCCCCGGAAACGTTCCCCGGCCACCCATAGACATGGACATGGGCGGCGAGGGCCAAGTCCTCGGTGAAGAACCCAGGGCGTACCAGAACGACCCAGGGGTTGGAAGCCGAAGGTGTCTGCGTCACCGCGTAGTTAATGGCCTCTTGGATGGTCTCGTAGTCGGCGTAGCCTCGGATGGTGTCGGTGGGCGTCCCGTTCTGGTCGACGTAGAGCACCCGTCCCGAGCTCGACACCTTCGCCACGAAAGCGAGGAGGGTCGTGATGTTCCGGTTCTGGTCGTTCGTCCACCCATCCGGGGTCTGGTCGACGGGGATGGGGATGCCCGAGTTGTTCTCTTCCCCTGCGGCGACAAGGGTGAGCCGACCGAACTCGGTGAGCCAGCGGAGGCGGACGAACTGGCTGGCTTCCGTCGGGAGGCCGAGATCCGTGGTGAGACGGACCAGGTACGGGCCCTCGAGGTCGAGGGTGATGCTACCGGGTGCCGCTGTGGTCACGTCTCCCGAGAAGGCGGCCACAGAGCCTTCGGGCTGGTACACCAGCGTCCAAGCGTAGCTGGTGGCCACCGAGACCGTGGACAGGGTGACCACATCACCGTCGTAGAGATCGTCCCTGCTCGCACCTGACACGGGACTGCGGACCACACCCGTGATGGGGTGTAGGACCGGTAGGACGGTGCTCTTGATGATGGCGGCCATCCATCCTCTCCGTAAAAGGCTCTACACTCGGCGGGCTATAGGACGGCAACCGCCCCACGGTCAGAGGACGAGAAGCCGGATGGAGCCTACGGAGAGGATGTCCGAAGCATCGGAACCCGTGACGGAGATGCGAGCCTCATAGGTCTTGGTGGTGTCCTTGAGGTTGCCGGCGGCGGAGCCCATGGTGAGGGATGCAGACTGGTTGCTGGGTGTCGTCGAGCTCGTTGAGAGGGTGCCAGTGACCGCTTCGGCGTCGGTGACGTTGTAGAGCTGGACCGAGCCCGTGATGGAGCCCTTGGAAGTCGAGATCATCGCCTGAAACAGGTAGGTCGCCTGCTCCCCGAATGTGGCCGGGTTGAACTGGAACGTGCCAAGGGCCACCGTGCCGCCGGGGTTGTCGATGGCCTGGGTCTCGGAGATGGTGATGATGTTGCGGCGGCCTCGAGCGAGGACAGCGGACATGGGGGAGTTGAAGGGCATGTGCGGTCTCCTCTATGCGATGGGACCGGCGGTGCCGGCGACAACTGCTGCGGCAATGCGGTCGATGGCTTCGCCGATGGTCGTGGGGTCTGGGTTGGTCCAGTCTCCCCCGGTTGCGGGACGGTAGGCACCCCCGTAGATTCGAGTGCCAGCTCCCAAGATAGGCCCGATCAACTCACCGATCTGGATGTTGGCGGTGCCAGTGCCCGTGATGGCTGCTCCACCACCAGTCCCGCCGACGACACGGTTGGCCACCAGGTGCATCGTGCCGTTGTTGGTGATGGCGAACACTCCCAGAAACCCGCCGTCATCGATCTCCCCCACGTAGCCCTTGAACACCCCGCCGTTGTTGATGCCGGTGCCGCTGTTGGCCGTCAGAATCATCCTGTCGATGTGGGCGTGGCACACCCCAGCGGCACCTACAGTGACGTTGGTGCCGCTGCCGTTCGACATGTTCCGAACCCGCAGGTACCCCTCCCCACTCACGCTGATGGCGACGCCTACGGGGACGAGAACATCATCCACATCAAGCCAGGCTCGCTCACCTGCGGAGATGTTGATGGTGCCCGCTGCCGGTCGGAAGGCGAAAATCTTGTTGGTGGTTTCATCCCCGAGAGTGAGGGTCGAGGTGACTGTCGCATCGGGAGCCTGAAGGCTCACGTAATCGCTCAGGCTTGCTCCTGCGTACTCGCCGGCATCCAGAACATGGATGATCACCTGGTTGCCCGACCCAGGTGAAAGACCGTTCGCCGCCGTGTTCGCGAAACTGATCGTCAACTTCGCGTTTTCAGGTGAGAGCCCGTCGTTGTCGTTGTCCCCGCTTTTGGAGACAAAGACCACCCGCACGGCATCCACAGGTCCGATGTCACGCCAGGTGCCAGAGGTCTTTGCTTTGTCCGCACGCACCACACGACCCCCGAAGGCCGTGATGTAGGTGTCCCCGTTCATGAGGGTGATGTTGTTCCGTACACCAAACCCGAAGGACTTCACACCGGGGTCTGCCGCAGGAACTTGGGTGTCGAAGGAAGACCCCGCTCCGGGGTGCTGCCGGTAGTCCGGAGAGGTGCCGTAGTCCCACTGCCGGACGAGGGTGGGGGAAGCAAAGGTCCCGTAGAGGCGGTCCTCGAAAGAGTCCGCCGATTGGGTCTCGCGGTAGATGATCACACCCCCGAAAGCGTTCCCCGAGAACCCGGGGACGGTCACCGCCTCCCACAACCCCGAGCCATCACCCGTGATGGCTGCAGCCAGGTTGCTGAGGGTCTCCTGCACCGTGCCACCAATGGTGTACTGCACATCCCCACCCGAAGTGGCCCCATACGTCCGTGTCGTGGAACCATCCGTGATGGAGAGGGTGTCTCCAGCAGTAGGCTGAACACTCTGGAACGCAAACATGGTGGCCTGGGACACCCCGATGGCAGACCCAGTGGTTGTGAGTTGGCTGGCGTGGAGAACCATCCCCCGCCAGCCCCCATTCAGCGGCGTGTTCCGGCCGTCGCCCCCGAGGAAATAGCCCCCATTGTCGGCGGTGCCCACAAACGTCCGCACCCAGATGGCACCCTGTGTGGAGGGTGGGCTGGGTTGTGTGGTGGTCTCCTTGATGCCCACGTACCCGTCGAAGATGGCGTCGCCAGACCCGTTGAGTGTTCCTTGAGCGTAGATTTCACCGTCGTTGCCGCCACCAGATTCAGAGCCTGGGGTGAGGTAGATGTCGCCGCCGTCATCACCACCTCCACCACCTGCATTGCCTGCCCGGATGAGGAGGTCGTCACCACCCCCCGCGGGGTTGTCTTCTCCTTGGAGGGTGTCCCCGCTGGTGACGATGATGTTGGTGCCGCCAGTGACATTTCCCAGACCCAGTGTGGTCGCGAGGTCGCTGCCACCCCCGCCAGGGATGGTGATGGTTGCGGTGCCACCACCCGCATCGGTGGCCGTGACGCCAGCACCCACGAAGTCGAGAGTGGTATGTGGACCTCCGCCTACGACACCGCCCTCGTCCTCGACGATGACGGAGCCGCCACCACCTGCACCGAGGTTGGCCTTCGCGTCGAGGTTTGAAGGATAGGTCGCCATCATTGACTCCTGAAGATGATCTGGGCGTAGAGGCCGGAGGCCACCAAATCCGCATTGTCAGACACGAGTTGGAACCGGAGGGCTGTGCCCTCCGGGACTTGAAGGTTCGCCCCTGTCCCCGTCAACGACATCGTCGTGAGGGTGGCCGCAGAGAGGCTCGTCATGTCGAACGTCGCCGCCGACAACAGGTTGTTCGACCCATCCAAGTCCTCGACTGCCAGCGTGTAGACCCCTGCTGTCGTTGGGCTGACCTGGCCGTACACCTTGATGGCGAGGATCTGCATGTCGTAGGGGGCGAACATGATGTGGTTGACGGTGTTGTTCGGGAACACCGACATCTCGAACTGGTCGTCGTCGCTCGAGCCACCGATGTAGATGATCTGAGCGTAGAGACCCGAAGCCACCAGGTCCGCGTTGTCCGAGATGAACTGGAACCGGACGGGTGTTCCCTCCGGCACCTGGAGGTTCGCAGGGAACAGGGTCAACCCGGCATCGGTCAAGCTCGCTGGGGGGAGCCCCGTGAGGTCGAACGCAGCCAAAGACAACAGGTTGGCGGCGGAGTCGAGGTTCTTGACGGACATCAAGTAGGTGCCCGCCGTCGTCGGCGTGGTTTGGCCGTACACCTTGATGGCCGTCACGGTGCAGTCGTAGGGCGGGAAGAACAGGTGGTTGGCGGTGTTGTTCGGGAAAACGGTCACTTCGAACTGGTCATCGTCTGGCGGCGAACCCGACACCGTGATCGTGCTGTCCGCACCGAACAGGATGGAGAAGTAGACTCCCACACCGTCGAACGACAAGTCGTCGGAGATGAACTCGACGGACCACTCGTCCCCAGCACTGAACGTGAGATCCGCAACCGTGCCCGTCAACGAGAGCGAGGTCACGACACCCGCGACCAAGGTGTTCATGGCGAAGTCAGGGCCGACGAGCATCGTCTGGCCCGTGGTCTCGTTCGTGAACGTCGCCTGGTAGGTGCCCTGGGTGTTCACCGTCGCCATCGCTACCGAGATGTCCCCAACCACCGCGTCGATGGGGGTCCACCCCTCATACCGGTAGGTGTTCCCGGGGAGCGGAGGCACGTTCTTGTGAATGAAGGGTGAGCCACCACCACCTGAACCGATGCCCGACCAAGGGCCGCCATCGACCGAGACCTCAAACTCCACCGTGCCCTGGTTGTACCGGAGCCGACCTTGGCCTGCTCCAGACACCACTGCCACAGGGCTCGTGCCGAACACCATCACGTCGCCAGGCGTGAGCTCAGGGTTCGTTCCACCCGAGATGTTCCCGATGAGGAGCGTCGTCGCCCAGTCCTGGACAACCGCCGGGGCACCCGACGTTGAGTTGAACACCAAGGCCACGTAGACGGACTCTCCGTCGAAACCTGGGTCATCCGAAGTGAGGGTGATGGTCCAGCGGTCGAGGGAGGCGAACAGGAGGTCGGCGGGTACAGCCGTCAACGCCACCGGGGTCGGCGTCTGGGCCACCAAGGTGTTCATGTCGAAAGACGCCGCCGAGAGCACCGTGTTGCCCGTGGCGTTGTTGGTGACGGTGAGGGTGTAGTTGCCCTGGGTGTTCGGCGACTCCATGTAGACGCGGATGGCGATGAGCTGGCAGGTGACCGATGCCCAACCCCGGTACCTCACCGTGTCGTCGGGAACCTCGGGCATGTTCTCGTGGTAGACGAGCGGAGCAATGGCCGCCGACCCCGACAACTCGTCGATGGCATCCTGCACGTTCGAGGAGAGCAGGCCAGAGAACGTGTTGTCGTAGAAGTTGGTCTTTGACTTGGTGGTGGCCGCGTAGGTCGGGCTTCCACCTGGGAACACCGTGGCACCGTAGATGACCGAACCAAGGGAGAGCTCGCGGGTGCCGCCGAGCCCAGTGACCTCGAAGAAGATGTCCGCGTTGATGTTGGTGAACCGAACGTCCGCTGCCACAGCTCCTGCGTAGACATCCGACCCAGGGTTGATGGCAATGCCATACGCACCCGCCACGTTGAGCTCACACCCTTGAAGGGTGAGCTGGGTCGGGAGGCCAGCAATACCTGTCCCAGCGGCGTGGGCTGTCGTGAGGTTCGTGTGGAACATCTCACAGACGACGTTGAAGACAGGGCCGCCGTCATTGAGCAACACACCGCTCGGCCCCTGAAGGGTCGAGTCATTGAACGTCGAGGTGGTGTTGCTACCGTCCTGGACGAGGGCGTAGGTCCCTGCACCGTTGGCAGAGTTCTGGGTCAACACACCTCGAACGACATCGAGGCCGCCCGCCGACAACAGGATGGCGGGTCCCTGGCTCGCATCCGACCCACTGGACTCCACTTTGGAGCCGAACACCCGAAGTGTGCCGAGGCCGGTCTTCGTGATGGCCGCCGAGGTCGTGTCCGTGGCGTTCTCGATGTGGAGGTTCGCCAGTAGGGTTCGTTCCGGTGCCGCCGTCGAGAACGCCGTGTGGGTTCCCATGACCCGAACAGCTTCGGAGGTCTGTCCGTCAGGGTTGCCGGGCCAGCCCAGGACGTGGACCCAGGGGAAGAAGGTCAGGTCTTCGGTGTAGGTACCCGGGCGAACCAGGATGACCCAAGGTTCCGCCGCACTCGGGGTGCTCGAGTTGGCGTCGGTGATGGCCGCCTGAATGGTGGCGTGGTCCGCGTACTCGGACGTGCCGTCGTTGGAGTCGACGTAGAGCATCCGCCCAGACGCCACCATGGGCTTGATGAAGCCCAAGAGGGTCTGGATGTTCGCGTTCTGCTCGTTCGCCCAACCTTCGACATCCACATCGACGGGAATGACCCCTGTGTCGTCGCGGCGTTCGCCGGCGGACACCAAGGTGAGCTCACCAAAGGCCGTGAGGGCTCGAACTCGGACGTACTGGACATCCTCCGTCGGAAGCGTGGCGTCGATGATGAGCCGAATGAGGTACGGCCCTTCCAAGTCCACCGAGAACGTGCCGGGGGAGATGGCAGAACTCGACCCCGTGAAAGTGGCCGTCGAACCTTCGGGAGCGAAGGTGATGGCCCAAGCGTAGGTCGAAGCCGCGTCCAGAGACACCAATGACACGACGGACCCAACGACGGCGTCGTTGCGGCTCGCTTCATCGACATCGACTGCGAGGATCGTGCTGCGGATCCGAGCGGGCATCCAGGCTCCTCTCGAGGGGGACTCTACAGGTCCCCGCCTATAGGGAAGCCACCGCGTCACCCGGAAGGGGGGTCCTCGGGGCGTCTCCGCCGCGTAAGCAGGCTCATGTACACCCAAGACCGCCTCGATTATCTGAAGGCATCCCAAGCTGAGGGATGCACCCGCTGCTCCCTCTCAAAGGGACGCAACTGCCTCGTCTTTGGCTCAGGTGACCCCAATGCCGCCATCGTGGTCATCGGGGAAGCTCCAGGGGAGGAGGAGAACCGCACCGGGGAACCCTTCTCGGGGCCAGCCGGAGAACTTCTCAACGGGTTCCTTCGTCGCGTGGGTCTCAAGCGGGCGGACATCTACGTCCTCAACCTGGTGAAGTGTCGCCCATCAGGGAACCGTGACCCGACCGAGGCCGAGATTGAGTCTTGTGCCCCGTTCCTGCACACCCAACTCGCTCTCATCCGCCCTCGAGTCATCCTGGCCATCGGAGGTGTCGCGGGTCGCTACCTCACCAACAACTCGGACACCGCTGTGGGGTACCTCCGCAAGAAGGACTGGCTCTACGAGAACAAGGTCACAGGAGTCATGGCTCCCCTCGTGGTGACCTACCACCCGTCCTACGTGCTCCGGAACAAGGACAACCCCTCCACCGCCAAGACCGCCGCCAAACACATCGTGGCCGACCTCGGGAAAGTTCTCCGACTGGTTGCGATGTAAGGGTTCCAATCGCGGGCCAACCGCGTTGTAGAAGCACAAGGGGAATGACCATGCAGATCAAGTGCTACGGCTGCGGACTCGAAGGCGATGCGAACATGTTCGTGGAGCGTGGTTGGCAGAACCAGCCCTCCCGTGGCATCACCATGCGGTTCTGGTGTCCCCAGTGTACGACCGCTGAACCGAAGCTCGGACCCGCCACCCTCTGGAGCGGCGAGGAAGTCCCTTGGCCGCAGCCCAAGTGGGATCTCGTGGAGACCGCCTGTGGGGTCTCCATCCGCATCAACCATCCGACCGGTGGAGCCACCATCGCCCCCATGGTCGCGGGACACCAACTCGAGGACGCCCCCGCATCCCTGCTTCGCCCCGAACTTGCGGGCACCATCCGGGATCACTCCAAGCGTCTCAAGGTGGATGGGGAGGCCCGTTCGGCTGCGTTCCACGCCGAACTCGCCGCATGGGAGCTCGCGAACCCCGAGCCCCGCGGCAACACTCACGAGCACATTGACTGGCAGGAAGCCCGCAAGGCTGCCACCGACAAGGCTCGTGAGGAGAATGGGGTCGGCCCCCACTACCCTGACACCCTCCACAACGGTCCGAAGTTGATGCACAAGGCCCGGTGGGGTTCCAAGGCCGCGTGCCGTCAGGATGCTCAGAGGTAGAACTGGCTCGACACGTCCTCGCTGGTGCGGGTCTTCGGACCTCGCACACCAAGCCGGTCGACCGTCACCGTGTACGCCTGGCCGGTCACCGATGCCGTATCCATGCGTCTGTCGACCCGTAGGATGGCCGGAGAGACTCGCACCTCGTCGGCTGGGCCTGTGGCGACCGGGTCGCCCAGCGGGCCTCCCAGAGGCCCCAGGAGCACATCCATGCGGTACGTGCCTGCGTTCGGTCCTGCCGTGAACGTGAGGAGTTCCCCCTCCTCGGCGAGAGCCCAGTTCTGGGTGCTGTCTGTGATGACATCGCCCTCGACCGTTGCAGAACCCGTGAGGCCCGTCGGTGAGGTCGTGTAGGCTCGAGCCGTGGTGTCATCACCGACGGGGAACGCCCGCACGTCGATGACCCGGTAGCGGCCCGCATTGACCCCACTCAGGATGTGGAGCTCAGCTCCTTGGGTGATGCTCAGGAAGCTCACGTCCGGGTCGGTGAACAACGTCCTGTCCGCGAGGGTGTCGCCCTCTCCCGAGAGTTGCTTGGCTCCGTAGCAGTTTTTCCGGAGGTCGTCGTAGTAGTACGACGACATCTCCCATTGCATCCCACCGTCGATGGTCACCGCGTCGCTGTCGTCGAACAGGTTGCCGAACTCGTCTCGGAAGTCGTCGTCGAACACGTAGGCGAGTTGAATCAGGATGTGAGCGGGCTTGAGGGCCTGCATCACGAGGAGCAGGTTCTCCTGGAAGGTGAAAGGGTCTGTCCCGTCGGGGAAGCCTTGGACGTTGAGCTCGACCTCAAACTGGTTGTCGATGGTCCAGGCACCGTTGGGATCCCGCTGGATGCTCGAGAGGAACTTCTCGACGAGCACCACCTGGGAGTCGATCAAGCACTCCGCCCCCTCCTCGAGGGTCGCCGCAGTGGATCCCTGGAGCAACAGGAGCACCATCTTGTGGAGGAACGCCCGGTAGTCGATGTCGCCGTCGAGAAGAGGGGCTCCTCCGCGTTCCGTGGCGGCAGGGAACACGAGGGTCCCGAGCACCTCCCAGAGGAACTCGGGTCGCGTGAAGTCGAAGTCGGAGTCCTTGTTGACCTCCTGGCCGACGATTTGGATGGCCGCGAGTTGCTCTGCCATGGCCTGGAACTGGAGGGTGTACCAAGGGCCGTTGGTGTTCGAGACGTAGTTCGAGGGGAGGACGGCCAGGAAGGTCGTCATGATCTCGTTGGTGAGAGCCTGTTGGTTCCGCTCAAACGACTGGCCCGTCTCGGTGTCTGGAGAGGGGTTCTGGGGGATGTTGAAGGGGAGGAGGCTCTTCTTGTCGTCGTAGTCGTGACCCATGGCTACTGATCCTGGTCGTAGGTGAACAGGAAGTTGCCGACGGTGATGTACTCCGCCTCACCTGGGTCGATGTCTTTGGCTCCCGTGTCCTCTCCGACGACGTAGGTGATGGCGTAGTCATGGCTGACCGGTGCGTCGGCGGAGCCCGTGGAGACCAGCACTCGGTTGGCCGTGAGCCGCTTCCGCTCTGTCTCCCGAGCTGTCGCGTCGGTGTACCCAGCGGCGATGAGTGTGGCGTCGTCGGAGAAGCCCGAGATGGATGCTCCATCGGACCCGATGATGTACGCCCGCCCCACCCCCAACCCGAGAGCGGACAGTTGGGCTGTGGCCGCAAGGAGATTGAGGGCGATGTCGTCCTGGAAGACCCCACGGAACTCCGTGTCTGGACCGCCGCCGTTGGTGGTCGCTGCCGACAACTCCTCTTCGATGAGCCAGACGAGCACCGAGGCCGTCGAGAGGTCGACGGGTTGGGACACATCAGCAGAGAGGTCGGTGGTGAGGACTTCGCGAACCACCTGGCTGCCCTCACCGCGAACCATCAACGTGAGGGGCACGACGACGTAGGACACGCCGTCCGTGTTCTCGATGACGTTGATGATGTCGGACTGTCGGGCCGGGTCGCCCAAGCGAAGGTTCGTGGTGAAGTTCTCGAGGTTCGTCCGGAGCACGGGGTCTACATCCGACTGGCCCTTGCCCTTGTTGAGGATGATCGTGGCCTGCAGGTCGAGGGGGACAGGCACAGCCTCCTTGGCAATGACGTCTGCTGTGGCGTGCCGCATCTCATCCACTGCATCCTGAACCGTCGAGATGACCAGGTTCGTCTTGTACGTCACCGTGAAGTTCTCGTCGTGGCTGTAGGAGACGAGGACGTTGGCTCCTGACGCAATGGCCCCACCCTCAACCCGCTTGATGGCCAAAGGCGTTGTCTGGTCGCCGAGAATAAGGATGTAGTCGGGGTTGCCGCTGGGGTCGTTCGGCCCCTTGTACGTGATGGTGCCTGTGCTGTCGGTGATCACCACTGTCAGGAACACAGCCCCGAGGTTGTCCACGTACTCGAGGTACTCGCCGATGAGCGTGTGTGGCTCTTCGGACACCGCGATGAGTTCTCCGGAGGGCACCGTGTCCCCCAAGTCGTCCGTGAAAGGGATGATTTGGAGGAAGTCGCTGGCCAAGGAGGACCGTCCCTTCTCGAGCGGCGGGTCCGGATGGTTGAGGGCGAAAGCCGTGGTGGGAAGGCTTCCCGACACCACACCCTCGACCGCCGTGATCTCGGACACCGGCTGGCGAGGGAACGTGAAGGTCGAGCCCACGCGGCGGCGGTAGGACCCGAGGACGACATCGGTGAGGTCGACGGCCGGCTGGGGAATGGACGTGTCCAACTGGATGGAGTCGAATCCCGTGATGGTCACACCGGTCAGGTCGAACACCTCTCCTGTGCTGGCGTTCTTGAACTCGTAGCCAGCGTCGGCGAAATCGAGCATCTCAACGATGGGGTTCTCTTCCGATAGTGCCGTGTCGATGGCCCGGAACTTGAGCTCGGAGGGCACCGTGATGAGCACGAACTGGATGTCCTGGGCAATCTCGAACGTGAACGAGAACGTGTCCGTGACGGTCGCGACGTTTTCCCCGAGCACCCACACATCGACCTTGCCGCCGCGATGGACGCCGTTGGCGTCGAGGTCTCGTTGCATGAGCCCGTTGCCAGCTCCGACGACGTTGGCCTTGATGACGCCAGGCACATCGGCTGCGACCTGAAGGAGGCCACGGGCCGTGCCAGTGTCCACCGAGGCCAGGCGGTTCCGAGCTCGCTCCGTGAGTTGGAGGTTGGTCTCCTGGTCATCCCCACCGAACATGGCAGCCGAGTTGGTGACCGACACGCCGGAGAGCGTCGAGTTGACGGTGCGGATCTGGCCTGTTCCGACGTTGCCGCTGGAGCCCACAGCCACAGCCTTCACAGGGACCGTGACCTGGAAGCGACCCGTGACGGGGTTGAAGTACGAGGCGATCTGGTTGAGCGGGATGGATGCCGCTCGAGTCGTGCGGAACGTCTGCCCACCACCGGACACCAAGGTGCCGAGCGGGAACTGGAGCGTCCGAGTGGGGCGGGTGCGGGTGAAGAACGCCACCTCACCTTGGGACGAACGACCGGCACGACGGAACACGCCGTAGTTGCTGCCGTAGGCGTCGAAGGCCGCGTTGATGAGGGCCTGTACATCGGCATCCGATGTGAGGATGAACGCCTTCTTGAGGGCTTGCTTGTACGAGGACTGGGACACCGGGATGGATGTGCCAGAGCCGGTGGGGTCGTCGATGGAAAGGAGCAGGGTAGGTGACCGGGACCGGTGTAGGAAGTCGAGGATGAACCGAAGCCGCTCGGCCTCCGCCGAGAACGGGTCGATGACCGTGTCCCGGAAGACAGAGCCCTCCTCAACCTTGATTTGAGGATTGCTGCGGAAGACCGACAAAACGTAGTCCCGCACGATGGCCTGTCGGGACACCACTGGGAAGTTGCCGATGGTGGCGGTGACCCGAAGAGGATGTCCGACGACCTCCTGGCTGAAGCTCGACTCAAACTCGACGTTGGCCGTGGCGTCGAAGAACACCGACGTGACCACGTAGTAGAGCACCTCCTCACGGGAGAGAGCAGCGAACCCGCTGATGGAGATGGTGGGGGGTGTGCTCTTGGGGGTCGCCAGGCGGTTGTGGTCGAAGCTGTACGTCTGAATCTGGCGGACAGACTGGACCAGGATGGTGGTCCGAATCTCACGCACGGTCTCGTCGATGGGGACGAGTGAGTTGAAGTCCTCCTGGATGACGACCCCGTCTTCATCCTCCTGTTGACCGCGAAGGCGGTAGAACAACGGGTCGGCCACGGGGGTGCCGTTGTTGTCGACGACGATGTCGCTGTCGACCTCCAGGTTCGTGATGGTCTCGAGGTCTTCTGTCGTCGTGCTACCCGACACTGTCTCGAGGTTGACCCTCTGGTACCCGATGTCCCCACCACCCTCACTCAACGAGGCGTAGTAGTTGAACCCTTGGAAGCCCTCGGCGTCTTCAAGGCCCTCCACGTCGATACGCACAGATCCGTCGAGTTGGGTCAGGCTGATGTTGCTCGGTGGGATGGCCTCGACCCCGATGTCGGACTCCTGGACCAAGGTGGCCGTGACCGAGGCGGCGGAGGTGATGGTGCCAGAGGAAGCCACAGCTCGGATCTGGATGTTGTTGTTGCCCGGAAGGAGGTCGAGCCCGTCGGGGTACGCCGCAGGGTTGGGGACGACCCAGTTGGTGTCCTCAAAGGCGATGAGGTCGGGGTCATTGGTGAAGGCACCTCCCCGGATGGAGACCTCCATGTCCACGGTGTCGCTGTCAGTCGTGCCTGAGAAGAACCGGCTCTCGAGGGTGGTCGAGAACGTCAGGTTCGTCCGAAGCTGACCGTCAGGGCCGAGGACTTTGGGGGTGGACGCCATGGATCACCGAAGGAAACGGGTGGACTCCGCAGGCGTGAGCCCTGTGGTGTCCAAACCGAGCGAGAGGTTGTTCGACCCCGCAAGTGCGACTGCACCAGGGACCGAGAAAACGATGGAGAGCTTCACAGGTTGGCCCGTGTTGTTCGACACCACGACATCCACCAGGAACACCGTTGGGTCAGAGACGTGAGGGCTCACCTCTACCGCCAGGATGGTCGCGAGCCGCTCCTTGAACGACACCTCCTGGGACCTCACCTGCCCTGTCTGAAGGGTCTGCATCCGTTGGAGGGCCGTGACTACGTCCTCCCGAATGAGCGTCGCCGTCGCCCCGACCGCCTTGGCTCCGATGCGGTCTGTGAGCTTCGAGCCGTAGGCCGGGTGGAACGGGTTGGAGCCCCGCTTGGTGAGCAGGATCTTGAGGGCTGCCTGGTACAGGAGGTTCTCGTCCTTGATGAGGATGACATCGCCCTGTGGGTCGAACCGCCAGTCGTTCTCGATGAACGTCCCTCCACACCGGGGACACCGTTCCGGTGGGGAGGTGTAGGTGACCTTGAACGTGGGGTTGAGGCGGACGGTGTCCACGAACTTCGGGTACCGAGCGTAGGTGACCACCATGCCGTTGCGGTTCACCATCGGGAGGAGGTCCTCCCGCTTCTCGAGCGTCCAGCCAGGGTAGATCTGTGCCCCGCGAGCCGACCGCTGGTTGAGGAACCCCAGGGCCTCCGTCGCCCGGCCAGAGACCTTGATGCGGGACTCCTGGCCGATCTTCGCCACGTCGAGGAAGACCAGGTGGCCTCCGTCGTTGTCGACCACGATGTCGGAGAACGTCGAGCGGAAGATGCGGACGAGTTCGTCGGTCTTCACCCGTTGACCGATGGGGAGGCGAACCGTCTTGGTCTCCGTGGAACTCGTGACCGTGATGACGTTGTTGTCCACCGTTCGGCCACCCTCGGAGACACAGCCCTCGATGGTGTACGGGCCAGAAGCCGCACTGGTGAGGATCGCCTGGGAGTACAGGCCCGATGGGGGGATGTAGTACTGGTTGTTGGCGATGACGCGGAGCAGGGTGGTGTTCCCCACAGGAGCTCGCGGCACCAACGACCGGCGGTCATCCCCCAAAGCAACCGGCTCCTCTATGACGAGGTGCGGGCAGGGATGTCCGATTTGGACATCAGTGCTCACCGAGAAACCCTCCGAATCACTTTGGCTGCTGAGTCGAGGTCCCGGCTGGTCTCACGGCGGATGGTGTTCACCACCTTCGCCACGTCGGAGTGGGTGTCCGCCAGAGAGGAGCCGCTGTGGCGAGCATCGAGGGTGTCCACGACATCTTGAAGGATGTCGTTGGCGGCATCGATCTGGTCCGCAGCCCACTTGAGCTCGTCCGCGTCGGAGCCCGTGATGGCAAGGGCAGCCTTGAGGGGTGCTCGAAGGGTCGGCTCCTGGGCGGCCAGGCGGCGGACTCGATCTCGAAGTGTGGGCATGATGAACTCCTACCGGGCGGTGGGTATAGGCTCGGCACCGTCACAGAGCGGTATTGGCTTCCTCCTCGTCGTCAGACAAGAGGAAGGGGTAGAAGCCAAGGGTTTCAGTGTTCTCCGTGGTGAAGTCGGGCGTGTTGTTCTCATCCATCGTGTAGAAGATGGAGTCGAGGGTGTAGGCGACGAAAGCGACGGACAACTCCTTGTCGTACCGCTCCTCATCCAGGTTTGGAAGCTCGGACGACATCCCCGCCACAGCCATCGTGATGGCGTCCAGTTCATCCAGGAGTTGTTCTCGCAAGTCGCAGAGCTTGATGATGCGTGCCTCGAGGTTGCTCCTCTTGTACCGAATCTCTTTCTGGAGCCATCGACGGCCTGCGTCGATGCGTGTGGCCACGTTGGCGTCCTCAACCGCCTTGCGTCCTCCGATGCGGGCAGGCAGGTACTTCTTGAGGGTCATGTAGCCGCCCTCGTACCGTTCACCGGGTGTGTAGGCCCCAGATTTCGGGTACACCACGCCGCCGTTGGGTTGACCCTCAGTGCCCGGTTGGTCGGGGTCGGTGCCGTCGAGGATGACCGTCGAGTCAGGGGTCAGGAACAACGAGATGTCGAAGGGGTTGCCGCCCATTGCGATGTACGCCTGGATCAACTTGCACAGGCTTGAATTGGGGGACACCTCAAAACCCTCTCGGGTCTCGGACACCACCTCGTTGCCCTCATCATCGACGGTCGAAGCGTAGTACACGGTGACCTCACCAATGCGGGTGAGCTCGGCTTGGATGACCGCCATGCGTTCGCCCACGTCCCTCCGCTCTTGGAGGATGAAGCGTCGATAGGCCTGCCAGGAGCCCTGTCGGAAAGTGCCGAGCCAGTTGAATGCCATCTACTCGGCCTCCGGGAAGATCGCCTGAAGGATCTCGACGAGCACTGCGGGCAGACCACCAGCAAGGAGCACCACGCCAGCTCCGTAGGTGCCGTAGATGTCCTCCTCGACCGTGACTTGACCTCCGTTCGCGGGCTTGTTCTCGGCGGTGATGAGCTCGGCGAGGATGCCATCGGTGCCGTTACCGGTGACCACGAGCCCCGACATCGCTGGAAGGGAGAACGCGGCCAAGGAGCCCAGCAGGGCGTTGATGCGGACGATGAGGGCCTGGAGCTCAAGGAGCCGGGCTTGGAGGAACTCGATGTAGGAGATGATGATGTCGGCGAAGCCCTGGATGCCCGAGGCGATGGCCTTGACCCACTTGATGATCTCGTCGAGTGCCGCGTCAACCGGCGGGAGCCCCTGAGGGAACAACCGGAGGGTCGTCCAGGCTCCTGCGTTCGGGCGGAGGGTCATCACCGCCGCACTGACCTGGAGCACTGCTGCCGCTGCTCCGTACACCTCGGGAGTCAAAGCGTTCCGGCAGAAGGAGATCTTGGTGCCTCCTACGAACCCCGCTACGGTACCCAACCGGTAGACCACAGGTGAAGGGTCAGCGGAACCCTGATTGTACATCCACGTCCCTGTGATTTGGTTGGCCTTCTCCAGGAATCCTGGTGCCCGATTTGGAGCGACCTGTCCGAATGTATCCGTGTACATCGCCTTGTAGATTTTGGGGCCAAGACCGAGGGATTTGGGGCCAAGCCCGAGCCCTGTCGAGCTGTTAGAGTCCCCCAAAGACTCCAAGATGGTTTGGTCGGGGAAGTTGTTGTCAGCGTCCGACCACCGGAAGGACAACAACACCTCACCTGCATCCACCACCGTGGTCTCCAGGTCCCCCAAGGGTCCCGACAACGAGTAGAGGTGGTTGGCAAGCCCCCGGCATCGTTGAAGAAGCTGCCTACGGAAGTTCGCTGGGGACACATTGGTGCGTCCGTAGTAGCCCTGCTTGCCGCCCTTGATGAGTGAGGGGATGAGGAACCGGCTGATCTCCTCGAGGCCGGTTTGGTTCGCGGCCGTCCCCACTTTGAACACAGGCCGGGTGAGTCCAACATTTTGCACCCCTGTCGGGTCTGACTCTTCCTCAGCGACGGGGAGGTCGGTGCGTCCCAGCACCAAGATGGCAAGGGCAACGACGAGGGTGTCGATGTAGTTGGCCGTCGTACTCGAGGGGAACGTCAGCACGAGGGGTTGGGACGGTTGACCCTTGTGGTTCTTCCCAAAGTCCCCGGAGTTCCCGATGGTGTAGTTCCCGTCCCCCTGTGTCGCCGCGATGACTTCTGCCGAAGACGTTTGGTAGAAGTTGAGCGGCTGGGTGAGGGGTCCCGTGCTTTTCCCGGCCACCGCATCCACAATCTCCTCGGTGACCTGAGACACCCGAACGTAGACCGTCGTGGCTTGACCAAGTTTCGTGGCCTTGACCTTGTCACCGTTCATCTCAAACTCTGCCTCGAACGGCATGTCGCTGGCCTTGAGTGTGGCCGCGAAACCCTGCCCAGGCTTGGCGACGTTGAGGAAACCAGCCTTCACGAAGAACGTCCGCTGAAGCAGATGGTCAGCCCCATCCTTCAAGAGGTCAAGTGGGATGGGGACGTTGTCCGCCGCACTCTTGTAGGCGTAGAGTTTTGTCGTCCGGTCCTCCCCATCCTCGTCCGCCTTGAACGTCGGATTGCCCAGATCGGTCCCATTGATCATGTCCGACCCGCCATAGAGGCGGAAAGGGAGGCCCGTCTTGGGATCCCGAGCCAACCCGTAGACCCGCTTGGCCGCCTTCTCTCCGACGAGGGCGTTCTTTGCGTAGGTGTCGTAGGCCAGGAGCAAGCCGTCTGGAACCGTGGACACCTCCACCAAGAATCCCTTGGGTCCCGGCTGGAGCAGCCCTGTAGGTTGACCCGAGGGAGCCATGAGCCACCGGACGTTGGCCTGGTTCGGCACACCTCCAGCACGCAAAGCCTGTGTCATCGGACCAAAGGCCGACAGGAGGGCACCATCCTCCCCATAGGTCGCCTCGAGGGCCACAGGAACGGAGGTGACCTTGATGTTGGTCTCCCTGCCGAAGAAGGCCATCACACGCTCGATGATGGACACCAGTTGGCCGACGCCCGAGGTGTCGACACCCACGTACAGGAAGATGGCGATGACCGCAGACCGACTCGAGAAGTTGGGTCGAGTCGGGTCGGAACGGTTCACCAGGCGGCCAATCATCCGCCGCTCGTAGGCAGCGAAGCCTCCGATGATGTTGGAGAAGTCCTTTCCGTCGAGCTCGGTGTCTCCCGAGATGTAGACGCCGATCTGTCGGAGGTCGTTCAGCAACCCCTCAATCTCCGCGATGATGGCGTCGATGATGGCCTGGAGTGGGTTGAGCAACCCCGCGATGAACGCCTTCACGACGTTCAAGATCGCCAACAAGATGTTCAAGATGGCGATGAGGGCGTTGAGGAGACCCTGGATGGTCTCCACCACATCGGTGAGCACCGAGGGAAGACCCGGCTGAATGGTGGTCCAACTCGCCATCAGGCACCCCCGCCGTGTTTGGTCCGCTGGAGCACCGCGTGGAGATCAGCCATCTGCTGCTTGTCCCGGTCGATCTGGCCTTCGAGGAGCGTGCGGATGCTGATCAGCAACTCCTGGTACTTGTCGAACCTCGGCGGCTTGACGGTCCTCCCCCCTGCTGGCTTCCACTTGTTGTGGGGGATGCCGAGCTCACGGAGCTTCGCCTCAAGCTCCTCGAGAGTCATGTTCTCTGGGTCGAAGGTCACTGGCATCTCCTACAAGGACCAAGCCGATAGACGAAATCACGTCTCATCGAGGCCCTCCTGGAGACGAAGCAGGTCTTCTTGCTCCTGTTGACGGCGAGGGAGTTCCTCACCGAAGCGAACCACGTTGGGCAATGTACCGTTCACCCGCTCACATCGGAACTTGATCCATGCCTGGCGGAGCTGGCGGAACCGGTCCTCCACATCGAGCACCCCACCCACCAGGTCTGGAAGGACAGGCCTCCCTTCCCCTGCGGCGAAGTCCGAGTAGGGGGTCGGACCACCATACGGAGGCACCAAGGAGTCAAGCCGGAAGTCGAGCACCCAGAACCGACGGTCGAGCACCGACAGGCAGTCCGACACGTTGGCGAACGGCGAGTACTGGGTGAACCCCGCGATGGACACGATGAAGTCGTTGGACACCACCCCAAGGCCCTCATCGGGGTTGGTCGGCGACCCGAGGTCGGTGATGTGCTCATCACGCTGGAAGACGTAGTAGTTGCCCGACTTCCCGCCCGACATCGGAGCGTTCATCCCCTCGAGCCAGGACAAGATTCGCTCCCGGTTGAACAGGACCAGGTCAATGGCCTCGTCCGAGAACAGGTTCGATGGTCGGATGACACGGTAGCTGAACGGAGCGATGGAGAACTGGTTGCCCTTGTAGCTGTTCGGGTCAGGGTCCGAGACCCCTGCGTACTCCGTAGTGCGGAGATCCTGCTGACCCTCAGTCGCACCTCCACCACTCGTCGGTGTGGTCGAGCCAGAGATGGTCGGGATGACGGCGTACTTGGTTCCCGTCGGTCCGTTGGTGGAACCGAAGACCACATCGGCCCCATCCGTCCCCGTGAACTCGGAAGCCCCAGAGACCGTGACGAAGGCACCACCGGGGTCCACCGACACCACACGGTAGAAGCCACGGTTGTCGTCGAGCACAGCGGGCTGGCCAGGGGCGTAGGGTGCTCCTGGGCCTCTGTCTGGCACCGACTCATCGCCGAAGGGTCGAGACCCTTGCTCTTGAGTGGTAGCTGCCCCAGACGGCCCCTCGAGGTCTCCTGCGGGGTCCACGAGGATGATGTCGCCGGGCTGGAGGCCCAAGGCATTCCAGTCAGGGACCGTGGAGTCCGACAACTCGTTGGGGGTGTCGACGAAGCCGCCACTCGCCGATGCCGGCACAGCGGTGGACTCGAACAAGACGGCGTCGGTGATGAGCTCGAGCAACTGCTCGTT